CAATTCTAAAAGGCGTTCACATAGTTTTAGATGATCGGGCTTATGAAATCAATCAGCGAAAGAAAGAAATCCGAGAGGAAGAGTAGATGGCAGATGACAAGGATTTCAATACGAGAGTGTTTGGTGTAGTCGAAACACAATTCACACCTGGATTTGAACTTCACGTGATGACAAGCGAGGCTTACAATTCAAGAGTATTGAACCTGCGGTTGAATAGAGTAATCCCTTCAATACGTGGCTATACTGGCTATACGAAGCAAGGTTTTATGCTGTCAAGAGATGAGGCGAGATTGCTTCTTGACACGTTAGTTGAAGTGATTCACGATGATGAAGCATGGGAAGATGAACCTGATGAATTTGTGGTGATGGATGATGACTAAGAAACTCAAGCAGTGTCGATACGGACACGTTACCAAGTGCAGAATCAACGCTGAAATGGTGAACAAATGTGGCGTTCCTATGTGCAATCCTTGTCATAATCATTGGCTGAAACTAAAACATATGCGAAGAAGAACATTACATGGTATGAGGGGTCAAAATGATTGAGCGTTGGCAAGAGCATCACAAAGAAGTTATGGAACAAATGATTTCTGCTTTAGATTTGCCAACCGAATCATTACCATACGTGTTTGATCTGTGGAATAGAACTCGTATGAAAGCACCAAGAGTTCCTAAGTCATTGATTGTCGATTGTGTTTACATAATTGCCCACATGACAGGCAATAGGCGTTCAATTCGAGATGTGAAAGATGCGGCATTCATAGTCATCAATAGAAGAACGAGGCCGTTAAGTCAAGATCGAAGATTAGGAAAAGAACTTTGGATTAGAACCGATTGGGCTAAGGCAATTATACTCAGCATAATTCCTGATGAAGATTCATTAGATGATCTATTAGATAGGTGATGTTTTGAATTATCGTGTCTTTGCTGAATCTATACGTGTAGGTACGGCGATACCCAAAGACAAATCTAAGATCGTAAAGAATATGCTTTTGATGTCTCCTATGAGTCAATGGAAAATTGCATATCTTTCTCACGCTCCCTCTTCAAAGCACAGGCTTTCAGATGAGGATTTGAGAGAGATTTATTTTCTTCTGACGGATCTGTACCCCGAAGAGATAGAAGAAAATCCCGATCCAATTATTATATTGAGCCAGTTGTCTAAAGCAAACAAAACGGTTGCGATTATAGACAGAGTGTTTGAAGTCACCAGGAACGTATTAGAAAAGTGTGAAGATAACGAGCAACGTGCGTTAATGATCAGGCCGCTATTTTCTCGAATCAAAGAAGAAGATTTGCGTTGTTTCTTTTTGAGATTAAGCAATAGGCAAAATCCAATCAATCGTTATGATGTTGTCAAAGCACTTGCTCATGCTAATGGTGAACTAATGAGACACGTCCGTAAAGCATCTTTTCTGATTGGGTTAGAAAGAGTGTGTGATCGATTGTCAAGACAAGAGAATATACATGATGTATTGAAACCTGCAATTGGTTCACCTATGGTGATTCCTTCTCCATCAATATGTTCATTATCTGAGATTCCTTTTGGCAAGTCGTACATTGAGATACCAGAAGGCGAGAGAATGACTTTACACGTTATTCCTGGTGTTAAGGTTGCACTGTTTAATACGACTGGCGATGAAATACAGTTAGAGGCAGATACATGGAACATGGTACAATCGGCAGATTTGAAGCAGGGAATTTATCTCGTTGAATATGCAAGTGGTCGTGATCTTGAAATGATGATTGTTGATTTGCTAACTCCCTCAGTTGAAACCATGCCTTTTCAGTAACGAAGAGAACAAATTCCAGGTTGGGTCTTAAAACCCATGACGATGATCGATGATGCCAGTTACTATCTGCAAACAGTAGGAACCGATCAACCAGTTGTTCTTTGGAACGCTAATGGTATATTGACTTATGAGAGTTCGATATATGAGACTGTGCTAATGAACATACAAGAGGCTCACAAATCCGTATTCAAGGTTGTAGGAGGTCTATATGTCAAACAAACCCCTCAATCAAGACCTGCATTAAAGAAATGGCGAGTCGCAGTAGTCGATGGAGATTCATACTATCCTGTTGGGCTGGTTGATATTGATCCGATGTTATCTCTGACACGTTTCACCAATCCACACAAAATCGTAGAAGGCGAAGAGGTTTCCATTAACACTCCGCTTTTTGTCAATGTGAAAGTAATTGCTTCTGGTTGGGGTGATTATGGGGCTTACATTCAAGGCATGATTATATCTGTCGCCAGTCGTGCGGGTCGCAATGACTGTGTTAGCATAGATGAAATTGAAGCATTGACAAAAAGATGGGATGAAGAATATGGAGATGATGACAAAAACATGGCTTAGTTGGATAGAATGGGCGGCAGAAAAAGAGGGGTTAATTGGATGGATGAGATTGTCAATGGTAATGTTCGCAATGTCGGCAATGAGTCTTGTGATCCTGATCCTGGTGCTTTTGATTTATCCGATAGCATGGTTTTATCACAAGATGGTTTGACTGATACCTTGATGTCTGCAATGTTACTTCGAGGCGACATCAGATGCCGACTATCTACTAAATTCAAATGCGGTTATGAGATACGGCCAATTATGTGGTTCTCTAAGCGCATAGATGCGATAGATCGCACATTAGAAGCATTGGGACTGGTATGGAAAGATACATTCGTCAAAACAGAGGACATAGCAAAGTTATGCCACACCTTCAAGCGATACTTCTCACTAAGTCCAAGAGCAACTGGTTTAGAATCGGTGAGGCAACTTAACGGTTATTTGCCTCAACCTCTCGATCATGAAGAAGTTGAAGAAGCATTGAAACTGGTAGAGAAAATTAGTGAGGCTTTAAGACCCCAACACGCTTCGGATAAAACCCTGCGGGAGTGAATGATTATGTTAAACGAGGCATTGAAACGAATAATGGAAGCAAAGAATGAAAACGAAGATCAAGTGATGGCTAATTTTGCCATCTTTGTCGGAGAGAATTACCCTGAAATATGGACTCAGGCTGAACAAAGTTTAGAAGGATTGGATGAAGAAGATTATGAATTCTTTTCTTCTGCGTTTGAAGTGAATTCAGTCCGACGCAAAGGATCGGGTGGCAAAGGCGAAACATGGGTTGGAATGGTTGTAGCATATGATGGCACACGCGACATGATGCAACGCCAACGAGATGCTGCTATTGATGCTTCTGAAATCAATTTAGGACAAGCCCTCAGATATGGCATTCGTCAAAATGAAAGATCTATTGGAATAGGTCGTGTTGTCAAGGAAAACGGCGAGTGGATTGTAAATAGTGCTGATGACAGTTTGCTTTACAAAGAAACTGCAACCAATGACAAAGTTCCTCTTTGGGTTATTGCTATCAATAATGGGGCATCGCATATTTGCTTGCTTAAGGATGATGGCCGATCTCCTAAGAGAGCATTCATGAAAAAGCGAAAATGGCTATTCATTGGCAACACGGAAGATAAGTTCCTTAGTGAAGGCGCACTTCCTCCTATGGCTCTTGAATGCTCTTTTGGCGCAGCAGAAGTAGAAATACAGATGCTAAAACCAATTTCTTTCAAGGCTGAGATGGAAAAGGCATGGAAGCCAACTGGTTCTGACGAACCTGATGAGAGCCAACTTAATGCCCTTGATATTGATCCTAATTATGGTCTTGAATGGGTCGATGAAGCGGTGCGTCCAAAGGTCGCTCAATTGTTTGCCCCTGATCAATTCCTTGCTAATTTCATGCCAACTGTCGATTTGCCTAATGTCTTTGATTACCACATGGAAAACCGCAAGGTGCTATCATCTGGAAAGGATTTCGGACCACTATTCGCTATTAGCGGAACGGTGGATTACATCGATCATGCTGGAAAGGAGAACGCATACACGGAAGGAGGATTCAAGCATTCGATTACATTGACTTCTAACAGCCTTCGCAGAGAAGATGCTAACGCAAGTCTGTGGGTTGATGTTTCTCGCTATCTCGTTGAAAAGCAACAGGCATTCAAAGTTAAGAAGTCTGATGGATGGAGAGATTATGCAAGCGGTAGCCGACTTTGGGTCATTGTTCGTTCTCGAACATGGCAAAGCACAGACGGAAACATCAATATCAACATGGATGCAAAGAGCGTATATGCTATGCCTCTTCGATCCATTGTTGCTAAGGAAGCATCTGCTGACGCTAACGACATTTCCCACACGGACAACTTTTGAGGTGATTAAATGACAGGAACAGGATTTTTGGATAATTGGAAGCCCGTTGATACGACTAAAGAACCTTCTAAGCAAGAGAAGGCAGAGGTTACGAACCTCCCTTCAACTGCTGAGGTGGCTCAAGCACCAGTAGTAAATGCAACATTGCCTTCACCAAAAAAGGAGAAGCAGACAGGCATGGTTTCGGGATTTAACCCCGATGATTTCCCAGTAGAAGCCCTTGAGGATTCAACGCCATCAGAACTTGTTGAAGAGGATGCAATCGTAGCCTCAGCACCAAGCGGTTCATGGGCGTTCCCAACATCTGCCAACCCTGCTGCAAAATACATTCAGATTGCTACATCGAAACACGTTCGAGATGTGAAGCCAGTCTTATGCGGTATCAAAGGTCCACGTAAGGCAGGTAAATCTGGTATCGTTACCGATTCATTAACTGATGAAGAGAAGGCTAATGGCGCACAGTTATGGAGTCTTGACTTCGATGCTGGCGGCGAATCAACTAAGTCGGCACATCACGCCGACTCTCAAGATAACATTGTTATCCTAAACCCCTGGTCGTTAGTGAAGAACTCACGTAGTCGTGTACCATACGATTACCCTGAAACTTTTAACAAGACGATGGATATTCTTCTCTATGCTCAAGAGGTCGCTGAATCTCAAGAGGAATTCTTTGCACTTCATGGCAAAATGCCTACACCGTATCTGAAAACATTAGTGTTTGATGGAATGGATCATTGGCTACATATTTGTGGCGTTACAATGAAGATCGAGGATCTTGAACTTGGCAATGATGCAGTAGCGGTATCTGGTCAAAAGACCAACACCCGTATTGGCCGCTTCAACTGGGATTTCAGAAAGAACCGATACAACTCGGCTATGAACGCATTCCGTGAATTGTGCCGATTGAATGTTCAAGTGTACGTGATTACTGGAGAGAAGCCATCCTACGATAAGAATGGAAACGAAATCATGGGTGCTGATGTTGCAGCGTGGATGAAAGACACGGAACGTGATCTTGAACAACTGATCGAAATTGATCTTGATGAAGAACGTGATGCTAACGGTTCACTAACTGGCAAGACCGTATCGAAGGCTCAATTGAAGTTCAACAGAACCTCTCTAAGACGACCTGAGCCAGTCATTCTATTCGTTCAAGAAACAGGCACAGATGGTCAATGGTTTGGCTATCCAGGCCTGTCTGACGGTTCATTTGACCATCCTAACGATGTTCACACTTTGGACGTGGAGGAATCAGCATGACCTCCTTCAAATATACCTTTCCAAAGAAAGCAGGTTTCACGATCACAATGCCTCATGAATATATTGAACAGTCTTACGCAGTTCGAGGGGAACTTCATGCACAACATGGAATTACATTTGATACTGGAGTAGGTCATGAAGGAATTGATTGGTTTATTGACTTTTCATTGAGAAGTAATGATGATGTCGATGAAGAAGAGGCGATCTATTTAATCAAGAAGAAACTGGAAAGTTACAAGGTCATTTATGAATTTACCATAGACCCAGTTGAAGGCGATTGATACAATGGATGAGAAAATTGGGTTAGTTTGTTTTTCAGGCGGCAAGGATAGCACCGCTATGCTTCTTCGCTTACTCGAACTTGACGATCCAACCATGCCTGTCAATCGAATTGTATTTGCCGATACAGGATTTGAGTTTCCTGAATTACTTGATTACATGAAAATGGTAATGGAATATATTAACATAAAATATCCAGAAAAGAATCTTGAACTTGAGATGGTTGGCTCTCCCCGATCATGGGAGGATTGGTTTTATGGAACTATGCAACGTGGTGCTAACAAAGGAAAACAACGTGGCGCACCTCTTAGAGCATATCCTTGCTATTGGGCAAGAGAGGCTAAGGTTCAACCTTTGCAGAAGGTGGCTAAAGAAGCAGATATTGCATATATTGGAATTGCTGCTGATGAAGCCCACCGTGTAGGTAAAGAGGATGATCCACGTAACGCCAAGAACAGATACCCGTTAGTTGAATGGGGATGGTCGGAAGATGATTGCATTAAGTATTTGGATAGTCTTGAAATGGTCAATGAACTTTATGTGAACTTTGATCGTTTAGGATGTTTTCATTGCATCAAACAACCGTTGGATTCCTGGTGGAACCTATGGCGAGGCTATCCTGAGTTTTGGGAAATCGCCAAGCATTGGGATAAAGAGAGCGTCAAAGTGAGCAATCATGGTTTGCGTTCAATGAAACCAGGAAAAGATGGCTACCTTCTTGAAGAACTTGAAGAACGATTCAAACAGGGGTACAAACCTCCTTCAAAGAAAGGAAAGTTTGATTGTAATTCATGTAAAGCCGTTGCATTTACGGCGGTTGGTCAATTGAAGTTGGAGGACTTTGATAGCGACGATGCAATAGAACGTATTGATGAAAAGTTCATTGACGAAGAACCAACAGCCTGTGAAGTCTTGATCGAGCCAGATCTATCATGCGATATTGTAGGGGGTTCTTTTGATGAAGATTAAAGCCCCAATGCCACGCCCAATACCACTTGTAAAAGACTTGTATTCAACTTACGCATGGCATCCAGGCATGGCCGATGATAAAATACTCCGTGTGAGTAAATCGTCTTTAGGTCAATTTCAAACCTGCGAGCAACAATATTTTATCAAATACGTTATTGGTGTCAAAGAACCTCAGAATGACAATATGCTTCGAGGAACGAATGTGCATGATGCTTATGAGTTTATACTGGATCGAAGCCTTGACATTGAACACGCATCTAAGTTAAAGAATGAACAAGGCCATGAAGCCGTTCATGAATACTTTCAGTCTTTGATACCAACCTCTCAAATTAGAAAAGGATGGGATGACGAGTATGCTAAACCTACTGGAAATGAATACACGTTGGAGGAACCCGATCATATGAGAAAATTGATGACGGCAGAAGCAAAGAGATTCATGGCTTCTGATCCTCAAGCATTCAAGCCAGTAGGAAACGAATTAGGCGTTGATGCAATTGTTGAACTAAACATTAACGGAACAAACGTAAAAATGCATCTAAATGGTTTCATTGATCGATTATTTATGGATAACGAAGGTAATTATCACGTTCACGAATTAAAAACAGGTCTGTGGAAGGATAAAGCATCAAAGTACGAGAGTATGTCTAAGGAGATGGCTTTCTATGCCTATATGCTTCGCAAGTCACAGCAACAGGAATTTGGCGGTGCTAACATATCATACTGGGGTTGGGATCATACCAAAGGTCATGAAAACAATCCAACTCAGATTTATCGTTTTATTGAGCCTGTTCGAGCAAGTGTAATCAAAGATATGCTTGTCGATCTCAAAGCCCTTGCATCTGCACACTTACGGTACAAAGGAGATAACAACGGCAATTTGTTTGCTACAAAACCTTCTGGTTCAGAGCGTTACTTCTGTGAACCCTGGTGCGCTATCAAAGGGTTCTGCCCTAAGTATGGGCGACACATGATGCCTCATGAACTGAGGCCAAAACAGGAGGGGAATTGATGTGCGATACATTAGCGTGTTCAGTGGAATCGAAGCAGCAACGGTTGGGTGGCATAATCTTGGTTGGACTCCTGTTGCCTTTGCAGATATTGACGAGTTCCCTTCGGCTGTGTTGGCGCATCATTACCCAACCGTTCCTAATGTGGGGGATGTAGTCGATGTCGATTGGGAACAATACAAAGGAAAAGCCGATCTCGTCGTCGGAGGAAGCCCCTGCCAGTCCTTCTCTCATGCAGGAAGGCGACTTGGATTGGATGATCCACGTGGCAACTTGGCACTCCACTACCTCAGAATTGTTAGGACAGTTCAGCCAAAATGGTTCGTCTATGAAAACGTGCCAGGTTTATTGTCGTCAAGTGAAGGGGAAGATTTTGCCACCTTTCTCGGAGAAGTGGCGAAACTCGGGTATGGGTTCGCCTACCGAATTCTTGACGCTCAGTATTTCGGAGTGGCCCAAAGACGCCGCCGTGTGTTCGTTGTCGGATGTCTTGGAGACTGGCGACGTGCCGCGGCGGTTCTTTTTTAGCAGCACAGCTTGCAGGGGCATCCTCCGCCGATCCGAGAAAAGAGGGAAGGGGGTAACGGGCCAATTATGTCGCGCACTACAGGTGGTGGCGGG